AGAACACAGGATTCGCCCAACTGTGGTGGATATTGGTGCTTATAAAAAGCGAGATATCCCGAAATTAAAAGGAAGATATCTAAAAAACACGAAGGAATGGTGGGAAGACTTCTGGAACAGTGATCTTGCAACTGCTATTGATCACAAATCAGATCAATCAGCTGTTTATCGACTTGCAACACTGATCGATGAGCGAGAGAGAGTCTATAAACAAGCTAAAAAGGATCGATTAGTCGTTGGATCACAAGGACAAGTCGTTTTAAATCCCTTATACAGTGCAATGTTGAAATTAGATGCAGAGATCAGACAATTAGAAGATCGCATTGGAATGAATCCAAAATCGAGAGTATCACTTGGAATCCAGATCGGTGGTTTAAAGAAAACTCTTGCTGATCTTAATGCTGATCTTGAAGAAGAATGAAAACTCAAGGCAATCGAGTTATAAAATTTATAGAAAAGTATTGTGTTCACTCTTCTGGTGATTATTTAGGAAAACCATTCATCTTAAGAGACTGGCAGAAAGAACTGATCAGAGAACTCTTTGAATTAAGAGAAGATGGATCATTCAAACACCATACAGCTTATATTTCACTCCCAAAAGGAAATGGAAAAACTGAACTTGCTGGAGCATTAGCTGTTTATGGTTTGCTCGGATCTGGAAACTCAGCTCCTATCATTCCAGTAGTTGCTTCAAGTTATGATCAAGCTGATCTTGTCTTTGGTAGTGCAAAAGCAATGATCTCAAATGGTGAATTAAGACACTTTGTTGATCTACAAGAACGAAAGATCATAGTTAAGGACAATCCGAACGCTTATATCTTAAGAGTTCCTTGTGTTGGTGGTGGAAACGATGGTTTAAGACCAGCTCCCTTTGGTATCTTTGATGAGATCCACGAGATGGTTGGCAATAAAGAAAAAGCTCACTTAGTGATCCAGAATGGTTTAAGAAAAAGAGCAAACACCATAGGGATCAACATAACAACAGCTGGGGTTGAAAACTCCTTGGCTTATAGATTATATAAATACGCTAAAAGCATAGAAGAGGGACAGATCGAGGATGATGGTTTTTATTATAAGATTTATGAAGCAGATCAAGACTTGGACATTGCAGATCCCAAGCAAAGAACGAAAGCTTTGGAACAGAGCAATCCAGCTCTTGATGACTGGGTTGATCGTGAACAGCTTGAAAGGGCTTTTCAACAAATACCAGAAAATGAGTTCAGAAGATACTTTTTAAATCAATGGACATCCACAGCTGAGAGATGGCTTCCAGCTGGTGTATGGGAGGAATGTTATGTCGAAAAAAAATTGGAACAAGGATCAAAAATTATTTTGGGCTTTGATGGATCATACTCAAGAGACTCCACAGCTCTGGTCGGATTATCGTTTGAAGAGGAACGACCACACTTGGAAGTTCTTGGTCACTGGGAAAGACCAGTCACTGAAAACAAACTTTGGAAAATACCTAGAGATGAAGTCATCGCAAGAATCCACAAGATATTTAAAGATTATGAAGTGGTTGAGTTCGTTGTTGATCCGATGGGGTTTCACTCGGAACTTGCCGAGCTAGAAGATCGCTATGGCGAAGATATGATCCTTTATTTTGAGGGAAATTATCGAAAAAGAATGGCAGAGGCAACTTCGAGGTTTTATACAGCTGTATTAGAAAAAGATCTCTCTCACGATGGTGATTTTGATCTCTTTCAACATTTAATCAACTGTGTGCCTAAAGAGACTCCACAAGGAACTCTTGTCACAAAGTTAAACAAGTCATCTGCAAGAAAGATCGACTTGGCTATTGCTTCAATAATGGTTTTTGATAGATGGTCAGATCTAAGAAGAGAAGATCCAGAACCAGAATCAAAAGCTCCAGAATTTATAAGTTTATAAGAGGATTAGAGATGTTAAATAATTTAATCGTTTTCAGCGTGGGATTCATAAGCGTGTCTGTCTCGGCATTTTTAGTTTCAACACAAGTGGGACTGCTTGTTGTTGGACTTGGCTTAATTGCAATCGCTCTGCTGTTTGATTTTGAGAGAATATGAGATTATTAGAATTTTTTAGACCAAATGTCGAAACCAGAGACATTGATGCTTCATTGTTCAATCTGGGATTAGAAGACAAAACAAAAACAAGCTCTGGAAAAGCAGTTGATCCATCATCTGCAATACAGAGTTCAACAGTTTATTCGTGTGTTTCGCTGATCAGTGACTCTATTGCCACAATGCCAGTAAAAACATATAGAAAAACACAAGATTATCGTGAACCTACTGCCCCTCCAATATTTTTAGATCAAGTTAATGGAATGCCTAATGCTGAAACTGATCTTTTCACTTGGATGCACAGAACAATCAATTCATTGTGCCTTTATGGAAACTCTTATTGGTTAATCACCTCAAGAGATCGCAATGGATTCCCTAGTTCTTTATATAACTTGCATCCAGATGATGTGATGATTGAAAGAAAAAATGGGAAAGCGATCTACACATACAATGGCAAAGAAAAGTTCACAAGATACACAGTTTTAAATCCATCTGGTGAAATTGTTCACATTAAGAACTTTGAACAAGGATCAGACTATGGATTGTCCCCAATTGAAGCTGGATCAGAAGCAATTGGATCAGCATTAGCTCAAGATGAGTTTGCTGGGACATTTTTTAGGAATGGAGCTGTTCTCTCTGGCGTTATAGAGATGAACTCGACTCCTACTGAAGAGCAATTGAGAATCTTTAAGCAATCTTTTAATAGAAAGCATCAAGGATCTAACAAAGCTCACAATATTGGAATTTTGACAGAGGGAAGCACTTGGAAACCACTTGCTCTCGATCACGAACAGATGCAGTTCCTACAATCTAGGAAATACACTAAATCTGAGATCTGTGGACTTTTTAGAGTCCCAGCATATTTGATCGGTGATCTGTCGGAAACAACGAAGCTCGGATCTAGTATCGAGGAGCAGAATAGAATCTTTTATGAACTGACTCTTCTCCCCTATATCAACCGAGTGGAAACTGCACTGACAATGTTGCTCCCAAGAAATCAATTCGCAAGAATAGATGTCTCTGGGTTGCTTCGTGCAAATATCAAAGCTCGTTATGAAGCTTATAATCTTGGCAGAAATGCTGGGTTCTTATCAGTGAATGAAATTCGAGCTAAAGAAGATCTTTCACCAGTTGATTCAGAAATTGGAGATTCGTATCTGCAAAACTTGAATCAAATTGCAGTGGAAGACACAGAAGACCAATCCGAATAAATACGCTAAGTCGGAATGGACTATATGTCATTAAGACACCAATGGAGGATCGCTGATCCATCCAATATCGAAAACGATATAAACAAAACAAAAGAGATGCTTGGTATCTTTGGAAAAGATCACCAACGATTCAAGAAAAATATTGATTCAAGAAACTTCGGTGAGGAGTGTTTTGAGTTTGATATGTCTCTAAACAATATTAAGCGATTTGAACAAGGTTGGAAATGGGAAGACTTTGTTGGACAGGTTGGATCATATCAACGATTCGGTCTTGATCCATTTGAGTATCACATACCAAATGCAGTCGCTTTCACACACGATCCCAAATTCTATAAACCAGATTATTCAGTTCTTTATTGGAAAAGAAATAAAAATGGATCTCTGAGTCTTATTAATAAGCTTGTAGAAGTTAAGGGAAGCCGAAACATTAAGAACCAAGACTATGACATTTATCGAGATTATCAAAGATATGTTGTTGATCCACATAATCAAAAAGTTAAAGATTATGCAAAAGATCACTTTGTTCCTAAATGTTTAATTGAATTTGAGCTGTTTATTTATCCAACTGCTTATGCAAGTGGTTTGAATGCTCAAGATCCATCTTATTGGACACCAACTATTGGTCTGACTGAAAAATTAGAAGTCTGGTCAATAGATGAACTTGAAGTCGCTTGGAATAATACTAAAAGAGACTTTAAAGATCCATATAAAAAGATGGACACCAAATCCATATTCAATCCAGCAAAAGTTAATGCCATTGATGGTGTTGAGAATTGGAGTGATGAACATTATAAAAAGGCAATTCATCGTGATGCCTTAAACTATTAAAGGAATTTAATGCCATATCCAGAGCAAGATCAATTTGGATCTAAATCAGAAGCACTAGAAAAAGCAAAAGTCATTGGTTGTTATATTGATGAAACATCTTTCCACGAAATGGAAATTGATGAAGAGGTTCTCTATATGCCTTGCAAAACTCATCAAGAATACGATGACAAGATGCTTAATAGAGCTGAGGAACGATCAGAGCATATTAATGTGCCAGATTATGTCCAAGCTAATGCTCAAAGAGGTTTAGACAACTTAGATCTTGCTGGAGATGGACTTGTTGATGCAACAAAAAGCGAAGCAAGACTGTTGGCAAGAGGATCAATCACCGAGGAAAAGTTAAGAAAACTCAGTGCGTGGATAAAAAGGCACAGAGGTGATCTTCAATCTGAACAAGTTAAAGATGGAGAGATCAGTGCTGGTGTGGTTGCACACTGGCTTTGGGGATCTGGATCAGCAGAGATTTCTGTTGGTGCAATGCTTCAAGGAGCTGATCGAACTATTGCTTGGGCAGATCGAGAGATTGAAAAATTAGACAATAATGGAGAAAGAACATTGGAAAAGATAAACGAAAAAATCTTCAGTTCAGAACCTAAACAAGTCAGACCAACACCAACTCACGATGTGAGATATATAGTCAATGAATTTGAAGCAAGAGCATTAGATGGCTCAAAAGCTGTGATCAGTGGATATGCTTCGATCTTTGATAGGTCTTCTCAAGTGCTTGGTGGAGGTTTTGTTGAGCAGATCAAAAAAGGTGCATTCACTAAAACACTACAAGAAAGAGGAACACAAACCTCAAGGGATGACATAAAAGCTTTATTCAACCACTCTACTGATCTAGTTCTTGGATCAAAGAGAGCTGGAACATTAAAACTCACAGAAGATGCAAAAGGACTTCATTATGAAGTTAATTTGGATCTTGATATCACACATCATCGATCAGCATTCAAAATGATTGAAAGAGGCGATGTGACAAACTCATCTTTTGGTTTTGATGTTATTGAAGAGAGATGGTCAGTGCCAGAATCTTCATCTGAACCAGTTATGCGAGAAGTGTTAGAGACAAGACTTTATGAAGTTAGTCCAACACCATTCCCAGCGTATCAAGACTCATCAGTCACAGCTGAGAGATCTTTTAAAGGTTTAGCTGAACTTAGTGGACTTGATCTTCGAGATCTAGTTGAAGCAAACAATCAAGGATTATTGAAAGATCTTCTCACAGAAGAGAATGAAACTGTTTTTAATGCAGAAGCTAGAAAAAGAAGATTAGATCTTCTCAAATCGAAAGATTTATAAACAAAGATAGAGACTCGATGATAAATCAGTCTTTATTGCCTAACAACCGACTCGGATAAGTCGAACACAATTCACTTGTCCAAATTTTCATATAAGGAGAAAAATATGAGCAATCCAATAGTTGAAAAACTATACGAGGAAAGAGCCAATCTCTGGGATCAAATGAAAGAACTCAACGATCGTGAGATCAAAGAGGAAAGATCACTTGATGCTTCAGAAAAAGAAGCTTGGGACAAGATGAATGACAGAATGTCTGAAATCGATGCCAGAACTTCTGAACTTGCATCTGTTGAAGAAGCAAATAAAAAATCTGAAGAAGCAAGAGCAATCTTTGAATCTTCATCCCCAGCTCCAGTCATTGAAAAAGAAGTTGAAGCTCCAAGTGATGCTTCTATCTTAAGAGCAATGGCAAATGGCGAAGTTAGATCACACAACTTTGAAAAAAGAGATTTAACTGTCGGAGCAGATGGTGGACTCGTTCCCCAAGGTTTTTATGACCAAATAATTGCGAAACTAGATGAGAACGCTGTCGTGAGACAGTTTGCAACAGTTGTTTCAACAGCTGGTGGCGAAGACATCAAGTTTCCACAAATCACAGCTTTATCATCTGCATCATTAGTTGCAGAGGGTGGAGCAATTGGTGAAAGCGATCCAACAAGTGCTTCAGTCACATTAGGAGCTTTCAAATATGCCTACCTCACTCAAGTATCTTCAGAGCTTTTAGCTGATGAGGGTGTTGACATCGAGGGATTCTTAGCAAACGATGGTGGTCGTGCATTAGGAAATGGAGCAGGAACTGACTATGCAGTCGGCAATGGCTCAAGCAAACCAAATGGCGTTATGAACGCATCTGGAACTGGTGTCACTTGTGCATCAGCAACAGTTATCACACCAGATGAGGTTATTGACCTTTATCACAGTGTGACTTCCCCATATAGAATCAATGGTGCTTGGATAATGAATGATGCTACTTTGAAAGAAGTTAGACAGTTCAAAGATTCCAATAATCAATATTTATGGCAACCATCATTGCAACAAGGAAATCCAGATACACTTCTTGGATCTCCAGTTGCTACTGATCCGAACATTGAAACAATTGCAACAGCAAAGAAAGTTATGGCTTTCGGAGATATGAGCAAATATTTCATTCGTGAAGTTCAAGGCATACAAGTTGACAGATCTGTTGACTTTGCATTTGCCAATGATTTGGTCACATTCAGATTCATCTATCGTGGTGATGGAGATCTAATGGACACAAACGCTGTCAAAAGAATGGTCATGGGCTAATCCCCTAACCTTTCTTAGTCTTTTATCAAGCAATTGATGAAGATGGTCAAGATCCAGCAATGGATCATTGACTGAGATATTTGGCTTCAAACATTCAATCTCTACTTCCAAAGTCGAATGTCTCAGTGAATTAATAGGAGAACCAATGAAAATCAAAATGAAGATCACTATGTCTGGTCTATACAATGGAAAACCAATTCCTCCAGCTGGAGAGATTTGGGAAACTGATAAGAACAACGCTGTTGATCTTATTGAAAAAGGATGGGCAGAACCAGTTAAGTCTGCTCCAAAAAAGAAAGCTGATAAACCAGCTGGAAATGAAAAAAGTTAATGCCATACCACTATGGCAAGAAGATGAAATCTAAAAAGAAAAAAGGATCTAAAGGTCGCAAATGATCGGTTATTCAGTTGGAAATGGAACTCAGCATATATATAAAGATTCGTTAGGTCGGATCTATGTTAATGCTTATATTGATGGCACTCTCACAAATGCCAGTGGATCAGTCACAGTCACTGTGACAGATGAAGCTGGAAATGTGATCATTAATGAACAAACAGCAACAACTGACACCACTGGGATTTATTATTATGATCTAGGCATTGCAAACACAACCAATGTGAACAAACTTTATGCAGTTTGGTCTGGAACTTGGGAGTCTGTGGTTCAAAAGCTTAGAACAAATCACGAGATCCTTGGATTTCCTTTATTCACTGAAGCACAAGCAAGAACATTCGATATTGAACAACTTGCTTCTGCTAGTGACTATCCAGATGCAACTATCTTAGAAGAGAGAGCAAAGATCACTGATCTATTAGAACAATGGACAGGAGCTTCGTGGACACCTAAATATTCTTTAGAAAAAATGGAGGGTGACACAACAAGAGTGTTATCTGTCCCACATTTCAATGTGAATAAGGTGATCTCTGTGACCATACTCGGTGAAACAATTGCAACCTCTAACTTTGAAATTGATAACAAAGCAGGATTCATTCACAGAACAGATGGATTCTTTCCAGAAGCAACTTCTGAATATCCAATGCCAATTGTTATATCTTATGAATATGGTTGGGACTTTCTCAAGAATGGTGTTGATCGTATTGCGTTAAAGCTTTTATTAGATCGTATTATCTCAACAAACATTCCAGATCGAGCAACTTCTTTCAATGATGAGATGGGGAATATCTCTCTTGTCACACAAGGAGGAGGATTCAAAAATCCTACAAGAATCCCAGAAGTTAATCAATGGATCGATGAAAACTCAGAAAAGGTCTTTGGTGTTTAATGGCGATCAACTCAGTTGTTAAAACAGTAAGAGACAACTTAAAAACGCAGTTATCTGCAAGAGCTGGTCTCAATGGTGTTGCAATCTTTAAATATGCTCCTATTGATCAAGCTCCAAAGAAAGAGATGATCTATTTAGGAGATGCAAACTCTTCAACCGATTTTCAAGCTTTTGGATCAGTCTATGAAGAAGATCTGGATCTAAAAATATTTATATACACGCTTCGAGCTGGAGCTGGAGACTCTGTTGCCTCCACCACAGAAAGCAGGTCTCTGGCACTAGCTAATGAAGTTATAGATCAATTAAACGATGATTCAACCATTAATGGAGCTGTGATTGTCTCACGAATCTCAAATATGCAGATTGAAAACACACTATCTGATGAGGGCAGAATATGTCTCATCGAGATGGACTTAGAAGCTCAAGCAACACTATCGGAGTAGATATGACAAAAAAGACAAATTATATTGCAATCGTTGATTGTGAAATTAAGAAAAAAGAATTTAAAGCTGGTGATCCAGTCGATGTGCAAGTTCCAAGGTGGATGGTTTTGCAAGGACTTGTTCTGCCAGAAGACAAAGCAAAGAAATTAGAAGAGGAATAATATGCCCACATTTATCGCAGGAAAAGACAACAAGATTTTATTTGGAGCTAATGATCTAACTGCATTCTTTAGTGATGCAAGTTTTTCAAGAGAACAAGCACTAAACGAAACAACAACCTTTGGCTCAAATCAAGCAACTTATATTTCATCCATTGAGACAGCATCAGCTTCTCTAACTGGATTTTATGATGGTGGATCAGAAGCAGTTGATGAAGAACTTCAAGCTGTCATTGGATCAGCAACTCCAACTCCCCTTTCTATATATCAAGGTGGAGACACAGCTGGGAACAAAGTTGTCTTATTAAATTCAAAAATTCAAAACTACACCATTGATTCGAGCGTTGCAGATGCTGTTGGTGTCTCTGCCTCATTCACTGGTGATAACTTTGGAAATGGGAAAAGCTTATATGCTTTGACCAATACAAGTGCAACAGCTAACACAACTGCTGTTGACTTTGGTGCTAGTTCATCATTAGGTGGTCAAGCATTTCTACATTGCACAGCTCACAGCTCTGCAAATATCTCAGTGAAAATACAATCATCAGCAGACAACTCATCTTTTGCAGATGTCTCTGGTTTTTCTTTCACTGCAATCACAGGGACAACCTCTGAAAGAATAGCAACCACAAACACAGTGAATCGATATGTTCGCATAGTGATCACAGTGACTTCTGGTTCTGCAACCTTTTCAGTTGGTTATGCCCACAATTTAAAGTAATTAATTAATTTAATTTAGGAGAACAAAATGGCTTTCAAATCTGGAAAAGATTCCTTTTTTAGTGTAGATGGAACTGACATATCAAGTTATGTCAATCAACTGTCATTGTCTCGTGATGTTAACACTCTTGAAACTACTTCGTTTGGATCAGATCAAGCTTCTTTCGTAGTTGGTATTGAGGGATTATCCATTTCTGGATCTGCGACATTCGATGCAACAGCTGATGGAGTTTTTGCTGGTTTATTCGATGGCTCACAAGTTGCTTTCGAGTATCGACCAGACAACACAAGCTCACAACCAAAATACACAGGCAATGCCTTTGTCACTAACTACACACTTGACTCAAGTGCAACTGATCTCGTTTCGATATCATTTTCGCTAATCGTGACAGGTGCAGTGACTAGAGGAACTGTCTAACACTTAAAATGGTCTCACAAAGAAGAAGACTTAAACGAACTGCAAAAGGTCTGGGAACTCTAATCGAAGTCTCTGGTGTGGATATTGCCAACCAGAAGAGATTGATTGAGCTTCTCGGATCTGATGCTGTCAAAATTTATAAACAATTTAACTTTCAATTTGGTGAAAATGTTGCCAAGGATGTTCGGAAAGAACTTCCAAAAGATTCTGGAAAGTTAGTTGCATCAGTTAGAGCAACCAAGACCAAACAAGGAGCATCGTTCCGAGTTGGTTATAAAAGCAGAATAACTTATGCACGACTCCAAGAGTTCGGTGGATTTAATCCCTATGGAGGATCTCTCAGAAGAGGTCGGAAACTCTATAAACCACAGAAAAAAGAGGGATATTTTATATTCCCATCTGTGAGAGATCGACTTCCAGAAATGCAAAGAGATTATGTCAGAAGACTTAACAAACTGGTCATCGCTCTCTATGGCAAAGCTGGAAAGACAGGATCATCAAGAAAGTTAATGGGAAAAAGCTAAGAGGAGAAATATGGCAGAAGAGGACAACAATCTTCCAGTTATCGTGATCAAAGATAAACAATATCTTTTGGATTATTCAGATATAACTGGGATCGAATGGCGAGAGATCAAGAAGATCACTGGTCTAAATTCAATGGAAGCAATAGGTCAGACATCAATGATGGACTTTGAAGCTCTTGCATCTATTGTGCTGATCTTTGCAAAGAGAGAAGACAAGAATATCAAATATGAAGACATCTTGGCAGAACTAACCATTGAATCAGTTAAAACACAAGAGGAACTGGATCAAGAAGTCCCAAAAGACTAAGGAGAGTTTATAGGAAGCATCTTCCAGCTCTCAGTCATTTTTTTGGAATTAGACCTTGGGAATTTGATTTGCTCACTATGGGAGAGATCAATGAATACCTCGAACAACTTAATGAATTTATAAGGAATCAGAATGGCTAAAGGAAACAGTCAAATAAATGTTGCTATTGCTTTGGACACAGCTCCTCTGGAAGCTGGTCAAAAAAGAGCAATTAGACAGTTTGATAAAATCGGATCAGTAGGTCAAAGAGCTAGTGGTGGTCTTAAAACTCTAGGCAAAGGGATGGCGAAAGTCGGTCTCTTAGCTGGTGCAATGGCAGGAACAGTTGGAGTAGTTGCCAATAAAATGGTTCAACTTGCTTCTGATAGTGAAGAGAGTGCAAACGCATTTGGTGTCACATTCAAAGAAGCATCACAAGGTCTCAATCAATTTGTCGATGAGTTCTCTACAAAAGCAGGTTTCACAACAGCTGAACTGCAACAACTACTTTCTTTCACTGGTGGCGTTGTTAATGGTATGGGAGCAAGTGCTGAGGCATCAGCTGAGTTCTCTAAACAAGTCGCAGTTCTTTCTGGTGACATTGGTTCTTTAAGAAACATTGATCCATCAGATGTCCTTGATCGTATCACTAAATCTTTAACAGGTGAACGAGAGGGCTTAAAGCAACTCGGTATTGTTATAAATCAGACAGAGCTTGATCAAAAAGCTTTGACAATGACAAACAAGAATGCTGTCTCTGAATTAACAGCAATGGATCGTGCAACAGCGACTTTGACTTTGATTCAAGAGAGATCAGCAGATGCAATTGGTGATCTGGATAATACTTCAGATGGCTTTGCAAACACTCAGAGAAGATTAAAAGCTGAACTTAGGGAAACAGCAACTGCTATGGGTGAATCATTGATGCCAAGTGTTAATGCTGTGCTTCCACTGATTTCAGAAATGGCTTCAGACATCCTACCTAAAATGGCAAAAGCTTTTGCTAATGGTGTTGAAAAAGTTAAAGAGTTCAATAAACAATTTGGTGAAGAGATAACAAGCAGACTTAAGAAGTCCTTTCAGTTTATGAAAGATGGAATCACCATAATAGGACATTTCATTGGCAAGTTTGTAGAGATGATCTCGAACTCAAAGATCCTTAGTGCAATCTTTGGTGAGTTGGATAAAGCTCAAGGTGGACTAATGGATGCAGTTAATAATTATGCAGAGAGCATAAGAGAATCAAACGCTGAAGAAAAAAGAGCTGTTAGATCTCGTGAAGATATGATCAAGAAATATACAAAGACTGAAACTGTCTTAAACAAGACACAGATGGCTCAGTTTAGATTCACACAGGAAATGCGAGAATCTACTGAAGCAGTTGAAGATCATACTGATGAAATAGTATATGGTGCAGTTGAGTTCCAGAAATATACTGGATCAATTAACAAAGCTCTCTCTTCTATTAAGACTCTCACTGGTTTGCAAGAACGAGGCAAGAGAGAACAAGAACGACTTGATGAAGCAACTGGCGAACTTGAGGAATCAAATATCCAAGTTGCTAAAGCTCAACAAGTTTTGGCTAAGTCTCAAGATGAAGTGACCAGACTTCAAGCTGATGGCACTGAAGTCACAGCTGATGAAGAGTTGGCAATTATACAATTAAAGAAATCTATCGAGGAGCTAACTGAAGCTCAAGATGGATCAAGAGAGAAAGAACTTGAACTGATCCTTGCTAAAGAGGAACTTATCGAGTTAGAAAAAGAAGCAACTGCTCAATCTGATGCTTATTTTGATGCTGTTAGATCAGTTGAACAAGCTGAGGAAGATCTCGCTGATGCAATTGAGGATCAAAAACAAGCGAGAGAAGATCAGATTAAAGCTAAGAATGATCTTGCTGAAGCAACAAAGATCAGTGCTCAAAACCTACTCACTGAAGCTCTTGCTGTTAAAGAATTAGAAAAAGCTTTCGGATCATTTGAAGCTGGAACATTTAAAAAGACACTAGAAGAGATCGCAACTCTAACTGGTAGAAAGATAGCTGAGATAGAACAAGCATTTGCTAATGCAGGACTAACAGAAAGCTCTTTCACTGCTCCAGATAGTGGATCAAGTGCAGGATCTACTCCTCCAGTCGCAACTCCAACCTTTGCAGAAAGCAATTCAAATGAAACTGGAAATGTTGGAACTGGATCTGGTGGCAATGGTGGAGCTGGTGGATCAGTGGCTCAACCAGTCAAAATTTATACAACTTTAAACATAGGATCAGAGAGATTTGAGACTGTGACACAAGATGCGATCATTAATTTGCAGAAGCAAGGCAAACGAGTTCTGATATGAGCGTGGCGTTCAACTCTGATGTTGATCTCACTGTTGAAATTGCTTTTGATTCAGATCCCTTTGCTACATCACAGACTTTTTCAGATGTCTCTGCTTATATAAGAGAATTTAGTATTGACAGAGGAAGACAACACGATCTTGCTGACTACCAAACTGGAACTGCTTCAGTATTGTTAGACAATTCAGATGATCGGTTTAATCCACTGAATACAAGTTCACCTTATTATGGAAAAATCAGTCCTTTTAGACAGATCAAGATCTCAGCTGAATATGATTCGACAACAACAGTTTTGTTTAGAGGATTTATAACAGCTTATCCAGAATCTTTTGGTGGACAAGGTGCAGACTCATCTGTTCGTGTTAGTTGCGTAGATGCGTTTAAAATATTCAATCTCAATACTATTGGAGCAAGAGGTTGGAAACTTGGTTCAAGTGGATTTTCCAATTTGGGACAATCAACTCGTTTAGGTTATAACGATATTCAAGAATTGTCTTCTGCCCGAATATCAAGACTCTTAGATGCTTTTGGTTGGTCATCAACTGATCGAGCAATCTCAACAGGTGACTTGCAAGTTCAAGCTGGTCAGAGTGTTAATGACAACCTTTTGACTGCAATGAAAAATGTTGAGTCAGCTGAACAAGGTCAGTTCTATATGTCAGCAGATGGCAAAGCTACTTTTCGAGATCGAAATTATAAAAGAACACAACAATTCAATTCTCAAGCAACATTTGGGACTGGAGTTGGAGAACTGCCTTTCAGTGATGTGATCACGACATTGGATGATTCAAAAATCTTAAACTTGATCTCTGTCACTAGAAATGGAGGAACTGAACAAGTCTTGTCTGATACAGATTCAATTGCTAAGTATGGAGCAAGAGAAAACTCTCTATCTGGAACATTGAATGTCACTGATGCAGATGCTTTGTCTATTGCAGAACAGCGATTGACACAGTTTAAAGAGACAAGTTCAAGGATTGAGGGACTGATCGTTAATCCCCTTTCTGACACAAATTTATGGAATCAAGTTCTGATCAGAGAACTTGGTGACAAAATAACAATCAAAATTCCAACCACAGTTTCAACAACGATGGAATTTGATGTTCATCTTGACCGAATAAGTCATTCAGTGTCTGCAATCAATCAGACTTGGACTTGGCAGGTTAGAACATCAGCAGGATCAGAAGTTGGATCGTGGGTTTTGGGATCATCACGACTAGGACAAGAAACAAACTTGGCTTGGTAGATATAGGAGAAAAATATGGCTTATAAGGGAAACTGGGCAACTGGTGATCTGATCGATACAACAGCTTTTCAAGAGCTTGTGAACTCGGCAGTCTATTCATTTGCATCACTTTCAGCATTAACATCTGCAATCACTACACCAATAGATGGTCAGATCGCTTTTGCTCAAGATACAGAATTATATTATCGATGGGATGCTGACTCTTCAGCGTGGACATTGCTACTAGGTGGAGCAGACATCACAGCTGTGACTATTAACACAAATGCAGATTCTGGGCTTTCTGGTGGAACTTCCACTTCATCTGGAGCTTCAACAACAACTTTGTTGATAGATGCTAATAATTTAGCAGTTGCGACAGCTGTATCTAGTGACTATCTAGTCATTGAAGATGTGACTGATGGATCAACTAAAAAAGCATTGATCTCAGACATTGTCTCACTTGGTGACATCACTGCTGTCAATACAGCTTCAAACTCTGGTCTTGCTGGTGGTGGAACATCTGGAGATCTAAGCATCACAGTAGATCCAAGCAATTTAACAGATGGATCAAGCATCTCTGTTGATACTGCCAACGATTTAATGATTTTAGAGGATGTCACAGATGGCACAGTCTATAAAGTGACTCCAAGTCAGTTTGCATCGAGTGGAACTGATATTGGATTAATTATTGCACTCGGATAATTTAGGAGAATAAAATGCCAAATGCTTTTAAAAATGCGTATCACGATGTCACGACAGTTGATACTGCTGTTTATACTTGCCCAGCTTCAACTGAAGCCATTGTCTTAGTGTGTAGAGTTTCAAATGTCGATGGAACAAATACAGCTTTTGTTAATGCTAGAATTTTGGACAACGATGGATCAACTGATGCTTCAATTGGAAAAAATATCGATGTTCCAGCAAAAGCAACAATTGAATTAGCTGGAACTTCAAAACTTGTCTTATTAGCTGGAGATAAATTGTATCTACAAGCACAAGCAGACTCTGATCTTGAAGCTTTTATTTCAATCTTAGAAATCACATAAGGAGTAATTATGCCAGAATCAAATAATTTTGGATTTATAGGTGAAATCTCTGAACAAGGTGGAGATGAAGGGAATAATGGAGTCTTTGATGTGTCAGAAATAGATTATCTTCAACAACGAGGAAAGTGGTCAAAGAAAGAATTCCAAGTTGAATACTTAGTGATCGCTGGAGGAGGTGGAGGTGGAAATGGAAATATTCACGGATCTGGTGGTGGAGCTGGTGGATATAGAAATTCATATTCCAACGAGTCCTCTGGTGCAAACTCAGTTTCAGAAGCATCATTCACTTTGAGAGATGCTGTTGGCTACTCTGTGACTGTTGGAGGTGGTGGTGCAAATGGTGGCATTAATGGATCTGATTCATCTTTTGCTGGAACAAATACGATCACTTCCACTGGTGGTGGTGGAGGTGGAAACACTAGCCAAAATGGGAAAACTGGTGGATCTGGTGGAGGTGCTGGTTCATACCAAGATGCAGGTGGAACAAATACCAGAACTGGTGGTTCAGGAACTGCTAATCAAGGACAAGCTGGTGGCAATGGTAGAGAAACTGAAAACTCTTTCAGAGGTGGTGGAGGTGGAGGTGGAGCATCTAACTCTGGAGGATCAACAAATGCTGGAAACTCAAATCCAACTGGAGGAAATGGACTTGCTTCCTCAATAACTGGAACTTCAACTTTTAGAGCTGGAGGTGGTGGAGGTAGAGTTCAAAACTCAACCAAAGCTGGTGGAACTGGTGGAGGTGCTGGATCGAACTCATCAAATGCAACAGCAAACACTGGTGGAGGTGGAACATCGTTTGGAAACAATTCAACTGCTGGAGCTTCTGGTGTTGTGATACTTCGTTATCCAAACACTGTCACAGCTTCAACATCAGCTGGATTAACAGATGGTGGAGAACAAACTGATGGCAACGATAAATATATAGTAATCACTGGTGGCAGTGGAACAGTCACTTGGTCTTAGGAGGAAAAATGGCACATTATTGTTTTTTAAATAGTTTAAATATAGTTGAACAAGTAATTGTTGGAAAAGATGAAGATGATCTTGTTGATCTCCCAGAAGAGTTTGAATCTTGGGAGGACTTCTATGGTGATCTACATAAAAAAAAGTGTTTAAGGACTTCATATAATACTTATCGCAATCAACACATATATTTTAATGAAAGTGGAGATCCAGTCGAAACCGACACTCCAGAGAAATCATTTCGAGGAAATTATGCAGGAATCGGATTTTTTTATGATGAGGAGAATAATGTTTTTATTCCTCCACAGCCATTTGAGAGCTGGAATTTAAATGAAACAATTTGGGATTGGGAGTCACCAGTTCCCTATCCAGATGATGGTCAATATTATGAATGGTCAGAAAAAGTAGAAAACTGGATTTTAATCCCTTAACAATAAGCAGAGGACACATTATGAATATAAATATTTTTCCAATTAAGGAAGAATTTGAATCGTTGTTGGAATTATATCCACCACAACTTGCAAACAAGTTTTTGCCAGAATGGTATAAGAAACAAGACTTTGCAAAATATTTAGATACAAGAAACACTGGCAAAAGTATTCAAGCAAGGAACTGTCCAGCTATCCAAGACATTATGACAGATGGAGTGATCATTCCAGCTTGGTCTGATTTTTATATGTATTTGAATGGTGATGATATTGTTTGGGAAGTTCCAGTTTCAAAAGCATTTGAAAATTATCAATGGATGGGAAATCAAGGAGCAGATCAGATAAAAGATATGCCATTCAAATATCACACAAATTTTGGAATGTTAAAAATAAACTGCCCTTATTATTTTCAAGCTCCAGATGGTTATGGCATTGAATTTTCTGATCCAGCATATCACTTAAGAAGAGACATAAAGATTTTAAGTGGTCGTGTTGAATCTGATATTTGGCACGAAACAAACTTTCCTTTTGAATTTCAAGTTGATCTCGAAAGACTTGAGGGAAAAAAATTAATGATCAAAGCTGGTGATCCATTAATTATGTTGAGACTTTATAAGAAAGATTTAAGAACAAATGTCTCGATTGAAAAATACACTGAGGATTTTAATTTGAAACAAAAGAAAAACTCTGTGATCCATAATGCTTCAAGCAATGAATGGATTAAATACAAAAGGAGAAAAAATGAATCTTGAACTTTTAAGATTTAGCTCAACTGAAGACTCTACATCTGGAATCTTATCGATCGTGAATGATGATGGATCTAAAGAGTTTTTGGCTTATACAGTAGAAGATCCATATCGTGAAAAGAAGATCAAGCACATCACAAGATTCGCTGATGGGCGTTATCAGATCAAGTTTCGTGCAGTTGGAGGTTTCCAGAGTCGTTATTTGAAACGCTATGGAGCTGAGTTCCATTCAGCTGGAATGTTAGAGCTTCAAGATGTGAAAGGTTATTCTGGTGCAGAATACACCTATGTCTTGATCCACGCTGGGAATAGTGCAAAATCGAGCTCTGGATGTATAATTTTGGGCGATAATCAGACCAATAACCAGATCAAAGAGTTTGGTTGGGTTGGATCATCAAGAAATAATTATTTAAGGACATATCCAATCATTAGAGATGCTCTGCTCAAAGGCGATGAAGTCTGGCTTGATGTTATAGATCACGACAGACCAACAGAGAAAGAACACAACTCAACAGATCAAAACATTATTGATGTAGGTGGAGGAATCTTTTGCAGACAGTGTTCAACCAAATTCACAATCGAATAATTAAGAAAAGAGGACAACAATGGCGAAAAAAACACTTAAAAAATATTATCAAGAGAATCCATCTACAACTGGACAAGGAAGCTTCTTAGATCGAGAAGATATCAAGGATCTAGTTGATGAGGGTATTCAAGGAATTAAAGATGGCATACCAGCAACAGTTGTTGCTCGATGGCTTGTCTCTGAAGCTCCGACTGATCTAAATAGGAAATTTCACACAATAAGACAAGGACTTCTTCATCGTGCCAAAGAAATCTCTTAAAAATTATAACAAGGACAACACAGTCATTAAAGGCGTGGATAAGTCCGAGAAAGTTAAGATCTCCAGAAAAGATGACAAAGCAACTGCAACTCTGCCAGTTGGATCATCAGATATTAATGAAGTCTGGAGAATGTTAGAAGAACGAGGATTCTCTCCAGATGACTGGGAGATCCAGAGTCTAACTGTTAACCAGTGGGAAGCTCCATCAACTGATGGCGTTCAACTGTTTGAACAGACTAAAGCGACACTGAAACAAAAACCAAAGTATTTGGGAGAGTTAATCAGTTCACTTGGATCAATTGGGAGTGCTGGTTTCAGTCCTCAACCAAAGCTCAAAGCGAAAGCTAAACAAGAGATGCTTGTGATTCTCGGTGATCACCAACTGCCATTTCGGAATGAGATATTGACTGAACTCTCCCACTCTTTCTTAAATGATCTTAAACCAGATGGTTTAGTGTATATGGGAGATCTTATTGACTTCCCTAACTTGTCACACTTTGCAACGAATCCAGATTTCACATCTACTGTGCAACAAGGGATTGATCTAGGTCATAGAACACTTAGAGATCTAAAAGACTCAGCTGGTCTAAAAAAGGGATCAGAGATGATCTTTATTGAGGGCAATCACGAAGTCAGACTGAGAAAAGCATTAGTTGAGAAACTCCCCCAGCTTTTTGGTATAAAGAAAGCTGATGTGACTGATGATGAAAAGTCTGTCTTGCATTTAGCTTCTTTAATGAGATTTGATGATCTAGGTTGGACTTATTGGGATGAACCATCAGATGTCTATCCTCATCCAGAATACGAAATCGTTAAGGGACTATTTGCCCGACATGGCAACTTTGTTCGAGCAAAGGCAGGAATGTCTGCACTTGCTAACTTGGATCGTGTTGATGGATCAATAATACAAGGACACACGCATCGACTTGCGATCACTCATCATTCAAGATGGACTGGTCAACAGATGAATTTATATACAGCTATCGAGACAGGAACTATGGCAGATCTTAAAGGTCTTGGTTATTCAAAACAACCAGACTGGCAAGGAGGATTCATAACTCTTGTTGTTGATCGCAAAACAAACACATTTCATCCAGAATTAGTGATCTTTAATGAAGACACGATCACTTGGAGAGGATTCTTCTGGAAATACACAACCAAAGGAATTAAAACAAATTATGGATATTAAGTTGAATATGAATCAGCTGATCGTTGGAGGGCTAGGAACTATCCTCACTGGTCTGGTTAGTTGGTTATTTAATACAGTTAGGGCTTTAGAGCTACAAATGGGCATATTGCAGTCTGAAGTCCAAGGAATGATGGACAAGCAATCAGAGTTATTAGGAATCCTTTCATCAGTTGATGCAGAGATCACAGAGATCATCTGGAAGATCGGTGGCAATGGATGATCGGAAAGATTAAAGATAATCTCGCAATCATAGTCACTTCATTCACACTTTTAGGATCTATCGGTGCTGGTTTATCTACTGCAACAGAGATAGTGAATAAACTACAAGGCATCGATGATCGTATGGCGTTTGTTGAGCGAGAGTTTGGCAAATTAAAAGAAGACACAATGGTCACTTCTGACATATCTGTCTTATATGAAAAAGTCTATCAATTAGAACTGGTCAGCAATCAAGCTGATCAATTTCGTGAACAGGTTGCTTATATGCAGTCTCAATTGCAGACTTTAGAACAAACCATCAGAGATGAGGGTTTCGACACACAGAATAAATATATACCAGAGAAATGGGAATGGCAGGATCTAAATGATTCGATCACTCGCATAGAGACTCTAAATCAAACCATTCAAAACAAACAATGGGAAATTGATGATCTAAAGACTCGACTGGCGTATCTAGAAGCAAACAATCACAACCATTAGGAGAAAAAATGTTTAAAGATTTAGATTTTAAAGATCTCGGAGAGCGATCAATCGCAACATTTGTCGAGACATTTATTGCAATGATAACAGCTGAAGCACTAACAGGAAGCGATGGAGATCTACTCAGATCAGCTTTTGTTGGTGGATTAGCTTCTGTCTTGTCACTGCTTAAAACAGTTATGAAAAACTATAATGCAAAAAAATAGCGATCCAAACTTCACTCAAAAGGAGCTACTGCAAATGGTCTTAGAGAAGATCGATAAAATTGAAGAGAAGTTGGACAATAAGCTCGATAAGTCAGAATTTTATAAAGTATTAGGATTGATGGCAACATTGATCCTTATCTTCGCCAGTTTTTCTATGTAGTTAAACAATAAAGGAGATCTGATGTTTAAATGTCCGATTTGTCTTCACGCTAGTTGTTCTCTTAGATGGAACAGACTCATTAATGCACTTGAGTTGCATTGTCACAGGTGTGGTCGTGGAACAAAAGTTCTGTCAGATGATGCTAAAGAAATACATTAAAATTTATTAAAAGGGTGGATTCTTCTGCCCTTTTTTTGTTTTTGTAGAGGTTTTTTTTGTCTTAGGTTTATATAGCTCATTAGCTTTGTGCCAGAGATAATAAACTTCCTTTTTAGTTGATTCATCATCATACTGTTTGTCGAGATCATCTAGGATCTCAGATTCTTTCATCTCTAAAAATAAATTAATCCATTGTTTTAAATATCCACTGTCTTTCATAACTTGCTTTTCAGTTAATCCTTTTCCTTGTAGGTCTGAAGTTATTCTTCTTAATGAAGCTCTCTCCCACAACAAATCTTTTGGATCTTTTATCTTCATATCAGTTGTTTGCAAAATTATATCTGGAGTTGGAAATCTCGAATCAAAATCATTTCCAAATAAAATAAAATCGTTTAGAAAAGACATTATCTCAGAATTTGTTAGTGGTCTCCACTGAATATCTGGGAGATGTTTTAAATTTGCTCGATAATGAGCATTCGACAATCTTAACTGGAGGAGATAATAAGAATGTTCAGTGAAAACTTTAAGAACATCTTTCCAGTGATTTTTGACAAAAGATGGTTCATCAGTCTCCTTTTCCTCCCAGTATTTAATCCCCTTGTTATCAATGCTGATTCCTTGTTCAGATAACCAGAAAGCAAGTTTGTTTTGTGATAAACCACATAAATATTGTCTAACATAAGCAAACCTCTGCTGAATGGTGTTAATCTCAATCTTCTTTTTCATTGACCAATCCTCAGTTGCAAATTCTGGATCATTAAAATAACTTGCAACACCATTGACTTGTCCAAAATGCATCATCACAACTTTTTGAGTTTTTTTAAGACCAAGCCATTTCTCATCAAAGAAATGTTGTGCCTTGTTTGAATACTCTTCAAGTTGTTGCTTTGAATGTTTAGATGGATAAACAATTGATCTAGGTTCTTGATTGTTATTATGAAAAACAATTGCAGAGATGTATGAACCATCTCCATTTAGATTCTGATCAAGTTCACTTATATGATCTTTGTCAGTGACACCATACCAAACAACAAATGTATTCCAGTTTTTCGCAAGAGACATTGATCCAAGAAACTTAACCTCAGCGAGAATTGATTGTTGCATATCATAAGTTGATGCTGTCTTAGTTTTATCAAGATATTTAGCAAACCTTTTAATTGCTGGTGTTGATAGATCAACTTTTGTCTCTAGTATTTCTTTTTCAGTCGTTGGCTTGGTCATCTTTTTAAGCAGACCTCTAGTTGGATATTTCTCATAGGTTGAAAGCATAAGACTGATGATTCGTTTATCAGTTAAAGAAGCATACATTGTGTCAATGCCCTCTTGGTATAGATCATCATCCCAACCAGTGACAATGTTCTTCCAAGCATTTGGATCAATGCCCTCAGCTTTTATCTTTGAACTTTTAGAATTAAATATGAGATTCTGAAATTCAATATCTTTTTTGTCTCTATCTTCCATACAGGAATTGTTGCAGAATTATTTAGTTTGTCAAGAGTATAGGTATAAAGAAAATTTCTTGCCTAACAATGCCATCATAATGACACATAGGTGTTAAAGTATTTATTAGTTAGGTAGAAAATATAGATTCTACCTAGCTAGGAAGACAAAGGGGCAATGTGGTTTTCACACTTGCCCTTTTTAATTATAGGAGATTGAAATGAAAAGATTGCTCTCAGTCAAAGAGATTATGGAGATCACAGGTTGGTCTAAAGCTTTCGCATACAAACTCATTAATTCAAACAAACTTCCAGCAATCCCAACAAATTCAGAAGAGAAGCTCCTCCCAATTCGTGTAGAGATTTCAGAACTAGAAAAGTTGATCAAAGGTGGTGCTGATGTCTAGCAAAGCAAAGCGTGATATTTGGTATCAACTAGATGCAAGATTGTTTGAAAAATTTGAAGTGATGCGAATAGCTCAAGCATTAAAAATAAGTATTAACGAAACAGTTGGAGCATTGGTCAGACTCTGGTCAATATCCATAACACAGTTTCCAGAGGGCAAAGGAGAACTTGTCGCTGGAAAATTAAAGGTGTCTGTCCAAGATCTTCCAGTCATTATGGCATTGGAGAATGATGGACAAGCAATATTTGATGCTCTTGCAGAGTGTCAATGGATCGAAGAGCGTGATGGGATAATTGTCATCCCAAAATGGGATATGAAAATTGGTCAAACCATTATCAAGCTCGAAAAAGATCTCGAACGAAAAAGAAAGCTGGAGGATTAATTATATGTCAGACTTAGCAAACTCCAGCTCTTCTTGGAAAGAGACTGTCTATCCAAAGATTAAAGATGCAATTTTTGAGAAGTTTGTGGATCTAACTCAAACAGATCTACGAATGAGCGAATCTCAGAAAAAGGGCTTTTTTAGAGCTTATCACGATCTAGTTGCACAAGAACCAACTCTTGAAGAGATGGATGTTGCATTCACCTCATACACCGCACACTTTGATCACATACCAAGTCCTTTTGCGTTTTCTAAACACTTCAACAGATTTCGATCTGGAATTATGCCAAACCAAAAGGGTGAAACTATTAAAAAAATTGAGAAACAACAAAAAGAATTAAAAATGTTGCAGTGGATCAAGGAAGCAGAAGCACAAGATGAGTAGAGTCACTTTAAACGAATCTATCCAGTTCCTTAAATCCATAGATGTTTGGCACGAGTTTAAATTCAGCGATGAACAGCTTATGCGTGTTGCTCCAGAGCTTCAAGACTTTGGTCGTGAGGTTCTAACTAGAGCATTAGAGCTGATCAAGACAATGGAGAAAAAACCATCACCAGCAAAGATAATGCAAATGTGTCGTGATCAGCAGGTCATTATAAAAAGTGAACGAGCATTGGAAACAAGTCCAGAGGAAGATCCCTCAACTTGGATGACATCAAAAGAATATGCTCAGTCACAGGGATTTCCAACGCTAACTGCCCTAATAAAGCACAAGATAGAGGAGCAACAAACTTCCGAGGTCGAGCAGACTAACACTGCCCCACAGTCATCTCTGCTCGATCCCTCTATCGAAAATGTTATTGATAGTCTGGAGGATTCTGCGTGAAAAAGAACTCTAAGACTAGAGAGAACCTTGAAATTATATTGAGCTTTTTAGAAGTTGTCTCAGATGCTGGAAAACCAAAACTTTCAAACAATAAACTTGAGAAGAGTGTCTCTGGAACAAGAGACAACTCCCCTTATGACTACAACTTTGCATTCTGGAATGGAAAAAAGCAATCAGTTGAACGCAAGATCTCTGATCTAGCTAAGTTCTGTCTTAAAACTATTGCTCCAGAAGAAAGAAAATCTGTCTCTAAACAGTGCAAAAGAAAAGATTGTGATCTTAAGAACAAAAGAGTTGAGATAGCTCAGAAGTTTTGTGCTGGTTGTGGGAGAAAGTATGAATAAAATCTATACAGCAAACAGATCAAATGTTATAAATATTGAATATGGGCTTGAGAGACTTAAAGGAGAAGCTCAACAAGAGAATTGGCAGAGAGCCAAAAAACTGCACATTCATCTCATCTCTGGTGTTGTTTGCAGAAAAGAAGCTCTTGAGATTTATCCTCGATTTCAAAAAATATCAAAACCAATTTTTGACAAGGACTGGGATCAGTTAAGTAGTAAATCTCCATATTTTTTAGAGAACAAAATTAGCTTAGGCAAAAGAAGAGGGACTTGTTCTTGTAGATGCTCCCTCGAATATATTGCAGATGAAGTCCTTTATGGTGGTGGCTTTCCAAAAGTTAAACCAAATCCTTTTCTTGGTCTAAGGCAAGAAGAAGATTATGGATATCGATTTGATGGAGAAGATCCAGTCAAAGCAAAACTTCCTCCATTCGTTTTTTCAACAAGTCAAAAATTAATCAAGGAAGCTTAAGGAGGTGAAATGAACCAAAAAATTGATCAAGCACTTAGACAAATAGAACTATCAAAGAAAGCAATTAGTGATGCAGAACTTATTCTCGCTGATCTACTGCAAGAAGATAATGTTCCAAGTGTTATTGAGCCAGAACCAATGCAACAAGTCAAAGAAGATATGAAAGAAGTTGGAATGGAGTTCACAGATAAAACTCCTCCTCGAACCGATCTTCAGTGTCCTTTATGCACTTCAAAAGTCTATGACAATAGACCGAACAAAGAATCTGGTCAATATAAAGCGACAGCTCCAGACTTCAGTTGTTCTAATAACAATGACTGCTCTGGTATGACACAAGGAAATCAAAGAATGCTTAGAAAAGCTTGGTGGTTAGATTCAAAAGATCTACCACAAGACTGGATCAATACAACTGTGCCAGTTAGTGCCGATGATGATCGTGTTGTTATAGATCCACCACAAGAGAATGCTGAAGACATCGGCGTTCCATTTAACTAAATACCTAGGAGGTAGAGATATGTCAGAGATTGACAAAGACAGGAAGAAATTCCAAGAACCATACAATTTGGATCATTTATTTGATCCACTAACAGATATGGATGACTCAGACAGCAAAGTCTTTATGGCAGAGACTGAAGAGGAAGCACATAAGATCCTTTTTGCTTATGTTAATAAAGAGATCAAGAAAGTCTGGGATCAGAGCATAAAAGCGTTCAGTGAACTTGATAGCTTAACAAAGAAAATCGGTTCGGTTAGTGAATGGAAATTGGCTAAGACTGTATATAAAAAAGATGACTGGATCGCAACACAAGACAAGATTGCGATGACAGATATTGGAAGTCTTGATTTTTATCAAATTAATAAACTGCAAGATGAGGTTGATCAGTATCGATTGCAAGTTGCTATTGAAAAATTTCAACACATAAGAAATATAAATAAAAACTTAGATGATTTGAGTTTTGAATTAACTCACATAATCAGTCACTTGTCAGAAATTATAAGCGATCCAGATGCTATTGAAGTATTTGAACGCAAAGAGGGAGAAGCTCCCTTTTAACGACTAACAACAAGCTGATCAGTCCATAATTGCCCAATTGTCTTCTGGTCAGCTTTGTTGCATTATATGAACAATGAACTTTTGCCTCTTGGAGAGGTTAAGGAATTAATAAAAGATCCAAACTATCGTTGGCGAGATCGTGCCAATTGTCTTGGTGTAGATGTCAACAGCTTCATTATTGATCGAGATGCTAGAGGAAAGAAGATCGAGAAGATCTATGAGAAAGCTCTCTCCTACTGTGAAGACTGCGATGTCAAAGCTGAGTGCCTCGCATTCGCTATTGAATACAAATGTTTGGATGGTGTCTGGGGAAATCTTCTGCCAGATCAAAGAAAAGGACTGCACAATCATAGAAAGGTGCGTGACTTATTAAAGGAAAGAAAAAGAAAGTGATGAGTGACAAATATAGATGCCAATCTTGTCATTCGATCCTAAAAAGAATAAATGAATCAAATCAATATTATTGTGATCAACCAAGCTCTCAATGTGTCGATTCTCTTCGTGTTTTTAACATAATTTAATCTCAGAGCGACCATAGAGCGACCAAGAGGTTTTTTCCGACTATAATGAATATTATGGAAGTTGAGAAAACCAATAAACATTGGGCTTTTAAGGACTTTCTAATACTTGAAACAGATGTGAATACCACCTTGTCGATAGTTTTTAGAGGTTTTTTTTTAAAGCTCATATTTGAAAGTCTAATTGAACATTGGTCTTTTAAGTCTATGGATTCTCTAATTTCTATGCTGATTCGGAATGAGAGCGACCAAAGAGCGACCATTGACACATCAGCTTCATAATGAAAGGAAGTAATTAAATGAGGAATATTATGAATCCGAAAGAAAGAAGTCCACACAAGGACACTAGAGGAAAGAAAGTTCGTTGGAAAGCGAGTTATTCAATTGAGGTTGATGGCAAAGTAGTTCGCAAACAGATCGGAACTTTTGACACTCAAGCTGAAGCAAAAGCTGAAACAACAAAGAAAGTATCTGAGTTAAAAGCTCTCTATGACAATGAGGTCATTATCTCTGATATGACTTTGATCCAGTTCTTAGAAAAAGAATGGAGATCTTATAGAAGAGAAAGAATGGTTGATCGAGGTGACACTGATCGCTTCATTAGATTAGTTGAGAAGACTTCATTGGCAGAGGTTAGATTGAACAAGATCAATGCCCAGTCACTAAGAAGATTCTGGCTTGAGATTGAGGACATTGTTATTGATAAAGGTTATTCAAAAAGCTATCCCTCTCACACAAGAGGACATCTCAATTCGGCTCTCAACTTAGCTGTTCAGAAGTCTTATATGGCAGACAATATGAACTATAACCTTAAGGGCAAGACTGAACGACTTAACAAATTAGCAAGAGAACAATCTGCAAAAGCTAAGTTCGACAGAACAAAGAAGATCTGGACACCAGAACAGGTTATGAAGTATCTTCCCTTATATAAAACAATGAACAAGAAGCCAAAGAATGTCGATCCGATAATGTGGTGGGCATTTATGACCATTGGTCTCTATACAGGATTAAGAAGAGGTGAATTGTCTGGATTAAGATTCTCTGATTTCGATCGTGAAAAAAGAGTTCTCACAGTTCAAAGAAATGTTCAAGTTAAGAGTCAACCTAGAGAGATCCATATTGTGGATCCCAAAGCTGGATCATTCGGTGATGTGAGCTATGGTGATGAGGTTGAAGAGGTTTTGGATACCTTGGAAATGTATCATCAGATGAATGGCACTATTGACAATGAATATTTGTTGCAATACAGATGGGGTGGGTTAATTGATCCTACTTATTGGACACAGATGTTTATGAGAGTTCAAAAGATTGCTGGGATTCCACATTCAGAAATGCTCCCCTCTGCTCACTATATGAGACATACTCACTTGAGTCTTTTGTCTTTTATGGGCTTTTCAATTAAAGAGATCCAAGAAAGAGCAAGGCACACAGATCCAAGAACAACTTCTGAATTTTATATTCATTTAGTAGAGGGAAAAGATAAAGAGATGGCAGACAAATTCTCTGAGGTATTGAATAAAGAACGAGACTAAATTAGACTGATGTGACTGGGGGCGTTAACTCAGTCTGGCAGAGTGTCACCTCGACAAGGTGAAAGTCATAGGTTCAAATCCTATACGCCCCACAAGATCTGTCTTTCGTGATTTTGAACCAATCTTAATTCGATGGACAGATCTATTGATCTTTATTCATCAAACAAAAAAGCGATCGGTGTCTGATTGCGTGATCTTTGTCTTCTTTCTGATGGTTTTTGCAGACATTCATTGCAAGTTGGGATCTTATCTGGATATAAAAGGAAGCGTTTGCCACACATATCGCAGTCAACTAATCGCTTAGTGTTGTCATGTTTGTCATCATAAGGCAGTGCTGATCCCATATAAATAATATAACAGAGACCACTGACATTTCTTTCCAAGGAATTTCCGAGGAAGTTCCAAGGAATGTCCAAGGAGTTTCCATACCTTTTCCAAGGAAAATCTGACATAAGATAAGATAAGACTAGATAAGATAACATCAAGATAAGAGAACATAAGTTATTGCGTCAGCTGAAGCTGACAAATATAGTCAAGCCCTTGAGAAGCAAAATAATCAAGAAATATGGGCAAATTTTTAAATGAGTGACACTTGGGTGGTATTGTTATATTAATCATCCAACAACTATCTCTTGGAAACCTCTTATGATCAACGCAACAGAACATCCCTCTTATAGTTATTTAGCTGAGTTGAATGCTGATGCAGTTATCTTGCCAGAGTTCACTCCAGCATATTTAGGTGTCGGAACAAATGGAACTAAATCAATTGCAGTATATGACTTCAGTCAATGTGTCATCCAACTGGTAGGACAAGAAGATATGAAGCCATCAAAGGCAAAAGAGTTCTTGTTCTTAGATGTGATCAGTCAATTAGATTCAGTCAACTCCCCTATGTTCTTAATGGCTAATCCCATAATGGAAGAGATGGTCTGGTTTGATTAAAGCATTAATTGGCTATGTTGTTTCGCTGTTAGTAATCATCACAATGTTCGCAATAGTATTGCAAGACTTTAATGAACAGATGGAAACTAATAAAGTTATGATCACAATGCTTAAGGCAGATATTAAGAACCTTGAAAGTATTCAA